AAGAAAGTGGGGGCGGGGTAGGGGTGTGCCCTGATCCAAAAACCTGTTGTCTCTTGATTGCCTGTTTCTTTGCTTTGTAAGCGTTGCCACGTCGTGAGTTGCAAGGTTGACAGGAAGCAACAAGGTTGTCGCGTTGTAGGGCAATTGAAGGGTCTCTGTCAATCTCGATGAGGTGGTCAACCTGTGTTGCTTTACCGTTGCACCAATGGCAGATGTAGTTCTCTTCTTTGAGTACACTCTGCCTCAGTTGTTTCCATTCTTTGGTGTCGTAAATCTTTGGGCGTTGCTTAGCCGGCATGTTCCCACCATCTCCCTGTGTTTCGTCCCACTAGTTGTTCACGGTAGTTCTGTGTTGTACCGCCCCACGTGCCGTGCAGCTGGCCTTGTTTTGTGAGTGTGAAGGCTTCTTGGGCGCAGGCTCCGGTTACTGGGCATGTTTCGCAGAGTTTGTGCCCTTTTGCGAGTTGTGATGGTTGGTTGCTAAAGAACAGGTGTGTTTTGCCTTTACATGCGGCGTTGTTGCGCCATGTCATTGTGCGATGTCCTTAATAATGTTTCCGAGGTGTTGCGCTACTTGTGGCACTACAGCGTTTCCTAGTCCTCTAAGTCGGTCCACCCGAGAGGGAACCCCATCAGCCACTCGACCCACGTCGGGTTCAGTTTCCCACCATTGCCGGCACTCATTGCACGTTTCTCGGCCGGCGTGATGTTGCCTGTTTCTACTTGGCGTTCGAGGATTTGTCGTTGGCCTGTTGCGCCCCATGATGTAGAGATCGGTGTCGGCCACATCGGATTTGGGCTGCCACATTCGTTGTTTCTGATTAGTTGGCCCGGTATTGAATCTCGCGTCCGTTGTGACGGTGGCAACGTGCTGTTTTTCGCGTCTTGTGCTGTCGGTGTCGGCCATAGGCGAAGGCCAAGGTTTCGTGGCTGCATTGACGGTGCCATCTGATTTACTGTTGCTGTCGGTGTCCATTCCAACGGTTTGCCGTGTTGCGATAACGAATATTCGATCGCGAAGGTGCGGGGCGCCGACGGCTGCCGCTGGTATGCAATCCCATTCTGTGTTGTACCCGAGCGCGGCCAAATCGGTTTGTACATCTCCGAATCCCAATGAAAGGTGCCCTGGCACGTTTTCCAGCAATGCGAATCGTGGTCGAAGTATGCGAAGGCAGTCGGCGAAGTAGGGCCAAAGGTGTCGTGGGTCGTCGGTTCCGTTTCGTAAGCCGGCGGTGCTGAAGGGTTGACATGGGTATCCGCCGCAAACAAGGTCAACTGCAGGTGTGGTTGTCCAGTCAATGTTTTTGATGTCTCCTAGGTTGGGCACGTTGGGCCAATGTTTTGTGAGTACGCGTGATGCGTACGGGTCTATTTCTGATTGCCATCTGCAGGTGAAGCCGGCACGTTCTAAACCTAAATCGAGGCCGCCTATGCCTGAGAAGAGTGAACCGAATCGCATTAGCAGAAAGGGCATCTTTCGACTTCGTGCTCATCGATTTGTAGGTATTGCTCATCGTTGCAACATGGGCAAGGGGTTACGCCTTCGCCCAAGGGGCTCGGCGTGTCACAACTTGACGAACTGTTGACGGGTGGTCGGGGTAGGGGTAAATGTCCCGACGGTCGGTTACGTGAGTTGTGTGATTCTAGTGAGGCTGAGAAACCTAGTCGCGGTGCGGGGTTCATTTCAAGGCGCGAGGGTCAGTTGCAGTTGCAACAAGTTTGTTGGCGTTGAACTTCTGCTTTCAAATCAACGATTTCTGCGCGTAATTGGTTGATGTGATCTTTGGCGTCTTGAAGCGCTACAGCGGCTTCAGCAACAGCGGTGAACAGTTCGCGTTGAGTCATTTGAGTTATTCCTTTCACATGTCTGGCATTTCTTTGAGCCGGTCAATTTCTCTTTTAGTGTCGTCATAACTACGCAAAATTTCCGTCAACACATCGACCGGTATCGGGTTGCCCTTGCGGGCGTTCAACGCCTCCAGAAAGCCCTGCATTTTTTCTGTCGGCCTCGCCCGAGACCCTGCAGCTGACTGCTGTTTTGGTGGTGCCCCCGTGATGGGGTTGTTGCGTTCTACCTTTGACATTTCTTCACGGCTTGCACGCCGGGCAGGGTCAGAGCCGGCCCAGCCGGCGTTCGCTAACGCACGCCCAACTGCAGACGTTTCGCAGTTCTCAACGTGACTGGTTGCGTTCACGCCGCGTTCTGTTTCTTGCTCTTCGGCCCAGCCGGTAGCGATCATCACGTCATCTTCATAGATGCAGGCTTGAAACAGGCAGAAACCGGCTTCATGTTTTACGAGTTCTGTGATCACACGCGATCTGACTTCGCGTTGTTTGCAGTCGTCCAGCCACAAACTGAGGCGTTCGGCTACGGTCTGATAGTTAGATAAGTCAAAGGGCATCTGCCGGCCTTTCTAGGGTTTCCCACACCGTCAAGCGTTGGCCGTGACCGTGCTCGTTAGTGCGTTTCGATATTTGGGTGCGATCTGTGGCGCGTATCATGCCGGCGCGTGCCGCTTTGTTAAGTCGTGCGCCAATGCCTTTGTTCACAGGGAAACCGTCGGGTAACTGTTCCCAAACGTTGTCAACAGTCCAATGAAGCCTGAAATAGGCGACGCGTTTGATGGCGCGGTCAACTAGGGCGATTTGTTCATCAGACCATTTACGGGCCGCTTTCGCAGAGCCGGCCATGCCACGTTCAAACGGTGTTGGCGGGTCAAACAACGATGGCTGGTTCATCCGACACCGAGCCAATCCGCAACCCTGACGCAGGTGCGCTGATAGTAGTCGCGCACCATCGTCAGTTCTTTCGTCGTCCACTTTTGTTCGTCGGCGTACCGTTCCCAATCTTCGTCGGAATAGGCGAGGTAGTACTCGCCCAACATGCAAAACATGGTTTTGGCTTCGCGGTTTGCTTCACGCCGGTTCATCATGCCACCGGCAAATCATGACTGAACACCAGTTCGCCGTCGGTGTACACCTGCAATGTTTCATCAAAGTACACGGAATAGTTCGCTGAATGGCCTTCAAGGCTTTCCCAGCCTTCTGGGAGTTCTGCGGCGACTGCAACAATTAACGCCAACCCTTCAATCCTAAGGTTTGCTTTCGGGGTGTTCTTGTAGGCGGTGCAAGCCTCATCAATGTATTGAGCAATCAATTGAGCGTCACGTTGGTCAAAACCTAAAGCGTGTTCAACTACGCGCTCAACTGATACTGAACCGTGATGATCCCACCATGCTTCAATGGCGGTCTGACGGGCTTCAACTGTGTTATACGCTTCACGCCGGTTCATGACTTGACCCGATTTTCCATGCCACACGAAATGCAGGCGTAGTTTTTTGGGTTATAGCCTCTGTGCTCATCCAACCCCGGACGGTAGCCAAGCATTTTTCCGCAACCGTATTTGCACGGCACATCTTCGCAAGGTGCGTCGGGTCGCATTTTTGGCACGCCCTCGCCTGTACACGGATCTGCGACTAATTCCATGCCGCCGTGATACATGTCAAACAAGTCAGTTGGCATGTTTTTGTAATCGTCACGCAATTCAATTGTGTTTTGTGTTTTCTGCATGTTTGCAGTTTCGCATATTTGCAGGTTTGTTGTCCAGTACAAATGTCACTTGCAGGTGCAACAACATCAGCAACGATGACCGGAAGCGGTCCAAGGTTGCCAGCCGCAACCCCAAAACCGTTCGGCCTCCAAATAGATTTGATAGGCCACATACAGATTGATTTCAGGGTTGTGGGCGTACTCCCACTCGTAACCTAAATCGTTGACCCTCTGTTCATGCCAGTAGGGGTTGATCTGTACTAGGCCGGCGTCACCTGTCGCTGGGTTGGTCTGTGTCGGGTCGCATCGGGATTCGTGCCACATCACATCATCAAGTGTTGGCAACAGGTGTTCGGGCCACCCGACTGAACGGGCAGTACCCCACCATTCGCCACAGGATGCGAGGGGCGCAGAACGAACGGTGGGGTTAACCTGCTCGTTTGGGTAACCAGGGCCGTTCCACGTTAGCCCTTCCCAAAACGACCAGAGCACCATAAATACGATGCCAAAAATTTTGCCTAAATCGAACATAGCCCCTCGCTTTGTTGTTCGTAATTAAATTAGCCCAATAGCACCTGCAGTTTGTGGCCCGAAGATGCCGTCAACAACGATAGCTGCGTCTGTCTGAAACTGGCGTGTGCGCTTATCTGTTGTCTCGCCGAACAGACCGTCGATCAGCAACGGTTTTTTGGCCGTCGAGTTTTTGTAGCCCTTCTCGGCTAAAGCGGTTTGCGCCAAAATGACGTGCTCACCTTTGCTACCGAGCCGGCATGTCACCCAAGGTTCAGGTTCAGGTTTCGGGGCTGGCGGCCCGTCTTTTAGGCGGTCAGCGATAGGTGTATCCCAATGCCATGTTTCGCTGTTTACCTCAATGTGTAGATGGTCGTTGACGTATCCGGGCGGGCGACCTATCCAGCCTTTGCCTACCTGCCAGTAGCGTTTCGCAATGTAGTCGTGCACACGTTGAAGGCCGAGCGTTTCGGCGTTATCGACAAGAAACGGGATGACTTCGTTGACGATGACGTCGCGGTCAGGGCCTTCACGGTAAGACATATCTTGTGCCGCGCCGAACGCGTGTGACGACCACACGGTGCCGCCCCTAATCGGCCGTTTGTAATAGCAACCCAAATTGTTGAGGCCCCAGCGTTCGTTGCAATAGTCCATAATCAGTTTCAGGTTTGGTGAACACGTCGTGAACGGTGCCCCCGGTTGACGGCCAGACTGCCAAGACTCAAATTTCATGATTCCACCTTAGGTTGCGCCAACCGTTGTTTCGCGGCTGCTTTTACTACAGCAAGGCCGGCACCGATGCCGGCAACTGCCGCGGCTTTCCAACCTACGTTCATGATGGCTGCAGCTGCTCCGGCTTGCACGGCGGTCGCTACTGCGCGTTCCAAGTAGTCAATGAGTTGTTCTTTGTTCATTTGTTTTTCTCCCTCAATATCGTGCGGATTTCTACCAGCACTTCAGATAATTGGCCCATTGCAATGCGGTTGTCAGCCTCCTGTGACCTTAACTGGCGTAACCATTCTGAACGCTCCTCACGGGCATCAAGGCGCTCTTTAGCGGCGTCAGCCAGCGAGTTACGCAACAGCAGCCAAATGAGGCCACCGAACACAGCGACGCCACCAAACTGGCTAAGGACGCTAACGAGGCTTTCATTTCCTGACATAACGAATCACGTTCACGCCACACATAGCGGAACCAAAAGCAAACACACCTGACAACGCCTTAAACGCTCCTCGAGTTTGTAGCCCCACGTCTACGCTAATAGCGAAAGCAAAATAGATGCACGCTACGAAACCAATGCTGGTTGCGGCTAGCGATAACGCATAGCCGATCATCCGTGTCACGTAATGGTGAGGGTTTAACACCCAGCCCAGCCATGCAAGGCTTCCCGACGAGGTGAGCAACAGTAGGCCGGCCGGTGCGTCACTTAGGCTGTACAGCACGCCGGCGGTCTTTCATGAGTTGGCCGATGAGGAACACGGTGGCTAGCGGTGTGACGATTGTGGCGGCTTGTTGCACAGTTTCGGCTGCCTGTTCTTGCCAAGTGTCCCAAATGATGACGTTCTGGCCGTGTTGCAGGATGAACGCCAGCGAATACCACACGTTAGTGAGTGACCACAACGCTACAGCGATGAGCAACACGCCTGCGGCTGTGAAACGTGTAATGGCGAGCCGTGCCCAAATGCCTGCAACAGTCATCGCCGCTACAGCGCCGGCCAATTCAATGAAGCCGGCGAGCACGTTCATCAGTTCGTTGATCCTATTAGCCCGATCATCGCGATGAGCGACAGGCTGAAGATGAGCACAGCGACACGCATCATGACGGCGGGTCTGGGAAGTCGACGGTTTCTGATGGTGTCCACGTTGCTGGAAAGTCACGCAACGCCTGCCGGTAGGCAGCCCACGCTTCACGGTCTACGGGTGCGTCTGCTACTTGTGTCCAGTCGCTATCCTTTAGTAGCCGATCACGTTCGGCACGCATGTCTTGTTCTACGCCTGCTTCGTGTTCGTCGGTGTAAGGGTCGTTAACTTCTGAGGCCATACACTCGCATCCTAAAATCTGCCTGATTTGCTGTCCGATAAATTTTTAAGCCGTCTGGCGAAGTCACGCCACCATCACGAAACCAACCCGAACCAGCCCAACTAGACAGATTACCGTAGAAGCCTTGCCACGTGACACCTGCTCTGTTGTCGTAGCCTAGCGATATCCACATAGAAGTCATGGTGCCCGAGGTGTTTACCCCACCAATTCGAATGTTCGTTGATGAAGTGCTGGAAACAACGCCAGGTGTGCCGCCGGTGAAATTTGCATACGAGGCTGAATAATTGTAATTAGCGCCGCTCACCTCGCTACCGTTGTGCATGAAACGTAGATAAGTCGCACTTGCCCCCGTGTTGAGTTTTCCGTAAAACGACACAAAATAAGTTGCAAAATCGCTTTTGTTAAGGGAGTTAGAAACGACACCCCCATAACCGCTGAATGTCTGATCGTCTAAAAACTCTAGGCCTAGCGTATTCATCTGAGCGGCGGTCAGAACGTCGCCACTTGCAAAATTCCCGATCGTTGCAGCCATAGCGTTAGCCTAACCTGTTTTGATCGAGCACACCGAGAATCGGACTGTCCAACACAAGCGACTGGTAATCGATGGCCGGCAACAAATCGAGTTCAATCGTAGTGTCAGAGGGTGTGCCCCTAAGCCGGCGGCGTGTGATGACGGTTGCGTCGGTGTGGGTGACGGCGGTTGCGGTCGGTGTGTAGGTGACCTTTACGGTTGCCCATTGGCCGTGCCTGATATCAGTTAACAAACCAAATTTGTTTTGTTGTGCGGTGCTGGTGGCTTGTGACTGTTTCGTTGTGGCTTTGACTGCGGTGAACCGGTAGTCGCTGAACCGGTTGACGATCGCATCAATGTACGGTTGCATATCAATTGCTATTGCAGCTGCAGGGCCGCCGCCTGTTGTGCCGGCGTTCCGTGCTTCAAAGTGGTTTCTCCAGACTGCGCCACGTTCACCGTATTGTTCTGCGCTGTCGTCGTCGCGCGAAACATATTCGGCGCTCGCTACGTCGCCGCCGCTTTGCACGCTGATGTTCACGGCGTTTGTTATTTCGGTCAGGTTGTGACCGGTTTGAGCCGTGTTTAACAGCAACTCGTCGCCGGTCGGTGACTCGGTAAGCGTGTATTCCTGCCGGCTACCGCCGTAGTCGTTGGCATGGCTTAACCCTTCGCCAACACAGTACGCACGCCAATATGCGACACCAGCCAAGATTTGCAGTTCACCGGGCCAAAGCACGCCCATTGTTGCCGGCAAAATACCGTTTTGGATGCGTTCCGAAATGCGGCCCTCACCCTGATCTTTGCTGTAAGCCACAGTTGACGGGGTTGCTGACGCGTCAATCACGTTTGCTTCTGCAGATGTTTCGCCGGCGGTAGGTAGTTTGATGCCGTTATCTGCTCTCAAAAGTGCGCCGGTGTTGATGTACCGCTCGATAACTGTCGGAATCGCTTGGAACCCTGACCCTGACGGACTGACGAAACCATCTTCAACAAGGCCGCGCCCAATAATTGCAAACGGGTCATCGCAGTCGAATTCGACGACTGACACGCCGTCTTGGTCAATGAACGTGAAGTTGGCTGCAAACCCGACGAACACGGTGTGCGAATCGTTTGGTGTGGTGCAGTACAGACTAAAAAAGCATTTGGCCCACTCAACGCTGTCGTAGGTCCCGCCGCCGTTAGGTGTGAGTGCGCCGTCATAGTTTGACAGTTGAAAGATGGCGGTGCCGGTGCCCAGCGTCGCAGGGAACGCGATTTGTTTAACGTCGAAGCCTTGCAACCGGTCCGTGAAATCAATAAACGACGAGGTGTCAGAGTTCCACAAGTTGAGTTGCCAACTGACGCTCACAGTACGCCGGCTCCTGCAACTTCGTAGTTTGCGACACCGCGCCGGGCGTTGGTTTGACGTTGTGAATCCAACACATCTTGCGGTGTCATGCCGGGTGGCAGATAGTAGTTGTACGTGGTCATGCCATCGCTTGCACCTACACCAGGGCCGTTGCTGAGTGTCCCGATGTCAGGCAAGTCGCCATAGGTTGAAGGAACTTGAAGCATGCCACCCAAATCAATCAGGTTTTCCATAATCGTGTAGGCGCGTTCAAGGTCGCCAGTATCTATCTCAAGTTTTAGGGTTTCGAAAAAAGCGTCAGATAGGTCGTCGCGTTCTGTTCGCAGTTGCCGTAACGCTTCGTAGGCGTCGTTTTGGGCGTTCTGCCATTCGTCGGTGCCTTCTCGGACGCCTTTCAAATCTTGTTCGATTTGTTGCAACTCTTCAATAAATTCGTCTGCAGCTGATTGCTGGTCAAGTTCGTTGAAGAAACGGTCAAGGCGTGTTGTGGCTGTTTCAATGCCTTCGTTGAACGGGTCAAGTTCTTCGTTGACGCGGCCAAGTGTTGTGTCTAACCGTTTCGATTCGTTCTTTACGTTGCGGATAGATGTCTCGAAACGGCCCATTGGTTCGGTACCCATGTCAACTTCGTCGTTCGTCGCCGCAATTTGACCGAGGAGAGCACCGACCTGGCCGGCGGCGGTTTCAGCGTCATCACCTAGCCGACCGATCTCCGGAATATCGACGCCCGGTATTTTGTTGATCAGCCAAATGAGGTCGTTGATGCCGTCAATCGCACCGTTAATCAAATCTTTGAGCGCGCCCCACGCCTGTTCAAACGCCCATTTGATGGCGTCAACGGCTTTGCCCAAAATGTTGAACTTGAGTTGCAACGCAACGATTGCGGCGATGATCGCGACGATGATGCCGACACCTGTAGCAACCCACATCGCGGTAAACGATGCACCCAACGCAAGATTCAGGGCCGCTGTAATGGCCTGTATCGAGTTGTAAACACCCATTGCGGTGTTCAACAGGAATATCGCTGTGGCTACGGTGCCGACGACTGCAGCCAGCGTAATGATCAGGTCGGTATTTTCGCCCACGAACGTGGCGACGGATTCCAACACCGGGACCAGCCGTTCAAGTATCGGAAGCAACGCGACACCTATTGATTCTTTCGCGTTGTCCAACTCAATTTTCATGAGTTTGAAACGGCCCTCTAGCGTTTCAGTTGATTCTTGTGCCGCACCGCTGAACGTGGCTGCCAGTTGGCCCATCACATCGTCAGCGTCAGCACCCGAACTGATCATGTCCGTGAGCGAACGGTCGAGTTCTTTAAGTGGCCCCACCTCGCCCTGAAAGGCCTCCTGCAGGGCCTCAGTCACGGTTTCAAGGTCTTTACCGGTGCCGGCCGCAACGTCAAGCGCGAGGGTCATTAGGTCTTGTGCTTCGGTCACGTCACCTGTAGCGCGAACCAAATTGGCGAACGCCGGCCTGAGTTGTGCGTCACTTACGGCGGCGGCTTTCTCGGTTTTAGCGATGTACTGTTCGACCGCTTCAACTTGTGCGACGGTGGCGTCAGTCGTTGCTTTGAGTGTGCGCGCCAGTTCTTGTTGTTGTGCTTGGTCTTCTACAGCGGCTTTAAGTGACAGACCTGCAGCTGCGGTTAAGCCGGCTAGGGCGGCGGTGGCCGGCACGAACGCTTTTTTGAGAGCAAACGCCGTTTTCTGGCCGGTTGTCTCTAACTTCTCGAATTCCTTAGCGGCCTTTTGTATGCCTTTCGGCTGAAATTCGCTGATGATTGGAACTTTGATTGCCATGTCAGATTCTTTTCACTCGTTTGTTGATGGCGTCTTCCATCTCAATGATGGCGTCGTTGACGCCTTGCTGTACGTCTGACAGGTGCCGTTCAGCGGCGAGCCATGCGATGCGCGAGGCGTTCCGGTCTGTTGCCCGGTTGATTTTGTCAATCATGTTTTCGCCGGCGGTAGCCGAACTTGAGCGGCGGCCTTTCTTTTTACGGCCGGCAATGTCAACGATTGCGCCACCGGCGTTGCTGTTGACCAGTTTGAGCAACGGAAACAGGGTGACGTTTTTGTTGCGTAACGTTGGGCCCTTGTAGGTGACCTTGATGCCTTTTTTGACGGCTTTAGGGTCCCAGCCGCCGCGCCAGTTGCCCCAGTTATCTAAAGGTGAGGCGTCAGGCACTAGCGATTTTGCTTCTTCGACCATTGGTTTAGCCGCAAGTTTCATTTTTGCGAGCGTGGCGCGCCTTAGCGCTGGGTCAATTTCGCCTAGCGTTTTCAGCATTTGGGGCACGCCGTACACTTCAAGACTTGCTAAATCTCCGAGTGATGTCGCTTTACCGGCGGCCATGCTTGTTTCTTTCTTTCGCTACGTCATTGACGGTATGCAAATCTTTGATGTCAAACTCGATGTGATGAGGCCACCAACCGGCGGCTAGCAACAGTTCTGCTAGCGCTCGCCGGTAGGTGCCTCGTTGGTAGGGCGGTCGTCGCCTTCTCCAATCACTTCAAGTTTCACAACCTTTTTGACAAAATCGTCGAACACGGCTGGCACCACATGGCCGGCCTGTTTTGATGATTCGTAGGCAAGGAACGCTAAATCTTCCATGCCGATGCCTTGTGCAAGGTTGCTGGCTTTTGTTTTGAATTTTCGTTCCCACGCCACGATGGTGAACAGGTTGGTATCAACCGTGTACTGGTCATCGTTGGTGGTCACTTGAATTGTTAGTTGCATTGTCGGTGCTTTCTGTTGTTGCGGGTTTAAACCGTTCTGACGTAGGTCCCGCCGGAGAACGTGAGATCTATGGTCTGCAATGAACCGAGTGAACCAGCGATCGGTGTAAATTCGCCGAGGTACATGCCGGAAAACACAAACTCGGGATTATCAGCTGCGGCGGTCGTGCTCGATGTTGCGTACACCGTGACATCAGTAGTTGTGCCGACAAGCGCAGAAAGGTTTTCTTCAACTTCTGCGGCACCATAGTCAAGCATCAGGGTGCAGGTGACCGAGTGGTTACCGAGGCCGGCTGTGTACTTGCGTGCGCCGTCAGCAAACGATGTTGCTTCAAGTTGCTCGAATTGGATAGTGACCGTTGCGGCGGTGCATTGGTCCGAATAGTCAACGCTGTTGATGAGCAACGCTGGTTGGCTCAGAACGGTTGTTGTTGCCATTGTTTAGTTTCTCCTTGTTGAGACTCTGACCGTGAGGTCATATGCGGGGATTTGTTGCTCACCAATGATGGCAGTTGATGGGCGAATGTCGATGATGCCTTCCACGTTTTGATGAATGACATCTGCTTGACTCAGTAAATAGTCGGCGGCATCGCTGTCACCAGGGCCAGCAGCCAGAATTCTGCAGACGATCGTGACGTCAATAATGTTGCTGTTGAACGGCGGTGCGGTAGGCAGCTCAACAAACACCGACATGGGCCGGGCGTTGCGCGGGTCACGAACCACCACCATGCCTGCATTGGCAAGTCGTGTGCATACGTTTTCGTATGCGGCCGCAAGTATTCCGGTGGCTGACATGTCAACCGACCTGTGGCCGGCCGGTGCCTAGCAACTGTTTGATTCGGGCCATTGTGCCGAACGGTACGGTTGCGCCCATCTGGTCGAACGACGAGAACGAATCGACAGAGCCGCGTTCGCGGTACAACGTGGCCGCCATCATTGTGCAGCCAAGTTTGACTGATGCGTCAGGCACGGCGTCAGGGTCGTCGTGGTAGCCGGCTTCGTGCCGTACCCGGTAGCAGTACACGTTTGACGCACTTACACACGTCGCAATGAAAGCCGTGTCGTTAGCGGTTGCAGCTGAGATGCCTAGCCATTCTTGAACATCGGCTGATGTAATCCAACTGGCTTCGGGTTCCCACCTGACGGTTCCTTCGTCCACACCGTAGGCGAGGTCGTCGCCGGCGTTCGGAAAGATGAGTTGGTGCGGTCGTGGCACGTCATAGTCGAATACGAGCGTGCCGTCAGTTTCGACGCTCACTAGTTCGTAATCGACAAGCGACCAGACAACCTGATTGTTGCCGTCTAGACCGCGTGTGCTGTCAACAATGTTGACGGTGGTGCCTAGTGGCAGGCTCACCAAATTTTCGAGGGTTTGCACCACGCCATAACCATCAACGCGTGACGATTGCGTGATTTTAAAAGTGGTCATGGCGTGGTGTTTCCCTAAGGTGAATCAGACAAAAGCGGCTTTAACGTAGCGGTCAGCGTCCAACATGAGCGTGGCGAAGTAGCCGCGCCATGCAACGGTGCGTGAAAGCGTTGACGGGTTGTCAATCGAAATGACGCCCTTCTGCTGTTCCCAACATTCGAAACCTTCAAGGTCACCAAGAATCATGGTGTCAATCGCAAAGTTACGGTCAACAACAACCTGCAGGCCGAACGCTGTACCGCCGACCGAACCGGGCTGCATCTGACCGAACGCGTTTGAAGGTCCGACGGTCGGGAAGATTGGCCGACCTGACGAGTCTTCAAGTTTGCCGAGTGACGCCCAGATGTCAGGTGACAAGAACAGGTGCGTTGGAAGATGGCCGTTTGATGCGCTCAAAATTGCGGCGCTGTTGTCGTACATCCATGTCACCCATTCGGTCGGGTTACCAATGTTGGCGTCAGTAAAGTTCGCGGTAGTAGTTGCGCCGGCGACAAGGGCGTCAGCCGCGATGTCATCGCTTTTGTTGGCATAAATGCGGCCCATGTCGGACAGCATCGCACCCAAGATTGACGGCTCTGACCAATCCAAAATCTGTTCTGAGACGTTGACGTAGCCGCCTACGGTCGATTTTGTGACGGTGTTGGCTGAGACTTGGAATTCTCCGGCGGTGAGCGTGTCAAGTTCGTTTGACTGCACGCCCATGCTGGTACGGGTCGAAACGTAGGGCCGTTCAAACGTCTTGCCTGCAGCTGGCATTGAGCGTGCACCGAACGAATCGACAACGGGCCGGTTACCAATAAAGTTGTCGTAGATTGCGCCGACAATGGGGGTTGGCAACACGCCGTCGTTGTTTGCGGTCGTCACGTCAGGCGCGGCCGCTTTGATTGCGGTGAGTACACGGTCGAATCGTTCGCCGCCTTCAAGTGCCGCCGCGATGTATTCGGCTGGCTCAGGCATCGTGTGATTCTTTGGTTGTGCGAACACAACCGGGGCGGTTGGGGTTGTCTCGGCTGATGCTTCCACAACCTCAAGGGTGGTTTCTGACATATGTTCTTCCTCCTCGGAAGTGGTTTCGGGGTTGTCGGTGTTCTCCTCATCCTCAGCGGATGCGGCGATTTCAGTTATCTTGGCGGCGGCGAACGCTGGTTCAAACACAACACTAAGTTCTTTCCAGTTCGCAGACTTCACGACAGTTGTAGGGCCGTCTTGCTCAACGTCAACCGCTTCAATGCCGATGCTTACAGAGTCATACGCACCCATCTTTAACAGTTCAACAAGGTCGTCGCCGGCTCTGGTGCGCGCAATTTCGGCGGTAAACAGCATGCCTTCGTCTGTGTCTTGGCGTGCAGTAACCATGCCCACCGGTTGCGCTGTAGCGTCGTGTTCTAACAACAACCGGGGGGCAGGCCCGTCAACTGGCAAACTGCCGGCCTCTAGGCGTACTTGTTGGCCGGTGCTGACGTTTGCTTCAACGCCGTATGGTGCGGCGATCCCTGAAATGGTGCGCGGCTGATCGCCTGCAGCTGCGTCAAGTGTTACTGATTGTGCGCTAAATCTGATCATCTGCGGTTTCTCCTACTGGGCCTTCAACAGGTATTTCTGTGCCAAGTTCTGCGCCTTGTAAGTAGCGTTCAACGTCGAATTCGACGTGGCGGCCTTTAGGGGTCACGCTGTCAAGGCTCAATGTTTCTTGTATGGCGTTGATGAACGGTGACGCACCAAACATGATTAAATCGGTTCTAGCCTGAGCAGAATTCTGATAGGTCATGCCGCCTACTGAAAGGCCGACCAGCCAGGGCGGTACTTGGCAGACGCGCGCCAACTCTCGTTGCGACATTTCGCGCCCCTCGACGAGTTGAAGGGTTGAAGGGTTCGATTTGAACTCTCTCCACTCAACATGTTGGTTGAGTGCGCCGATAGCGCGCGTTGATCGGGCGTCAGCCCATGCGCCGGCTAGTTCGCTGAGTTCGTCGCCGGCCATTGGTTCGCCGTCTTTTTGTTGCAGGTAGCCGGCTGCGATTTCGGTTGATGCAAACCTTTTGGCTGCTTCGTCTAGGCGGTATGCGATATCGATTGAGCGGGCACCGGTCCATAGGATGCCGTCAAGCGGTGAAAGGAACTGCACCACGTTTTCTGCAGGTAGTTCAACGCCGTTGCAATAAAGGTCTTTTGATGGGCCGAACCATTCCGGGCCGGGCTGGTCGGTGGTCGTAACTTGGTGTGCGGGTAGCCACATGAATGAGGCAGGGAATCCGGTGCTGTACCGGGTTGTTACATACCAGAACGCGCGACCGACCATCATCAAATCTTTTACGGTTGCTGACATCACGAAATTTCGGGTGGCGTTTGGGTCAGGTCGTGTGAACCATGATTCGCCCGGTACATAGATGCGTTCGTACTCTTCGCGGCTGGGGTCCCATTGCAACGTGTACTGCTTCAAATCTAGGCCGGCAATAGTTGACGTGATCAGACCTACAGCGCGACTGACGGTCGGTATCGACAAGGCGCGTTCAGTCCCAGCACCGACAGAGTATGAACTAAACGCGCCGGGCCTGCCTGCGCCACCTGCAGCTGCTTTGATGTCGGACACACCAAATGCCGGTGCTGGTTTGGCACGGAACAGACCCACGTCACCAGTTTTCCACATGGCCTGTGGAAATGTCAACGGTTTCTGGTGGAAATTTAGCGGGCGGTGCCAATCATGGGTTTCCGTATGTTTGCAACAGGTTTAGCGGCCATGCCAGCGGCGACAACCATGCAACGGCATTGCTCAATAGGGCCAGGCGACTTTTGTGACGACAGGGTAATAGTGGAACCGACACGGCCAGACACCGCGCGCTGTACCTGTTCCGACAACGCCATCTGACCTGAGTGCACTAGTTTGCGTTCCAAAATCATGTTGCGAATTATCGCCGTGTACGTCGTTATTTCTCGCTGTCCCCAGTCGACCATTCGTCTAGACATATCCAGCGGGCAAAGCGCCGCAAGGCCGGGCGAGAGTAACAGTTGCACATTCGGGTCGTCCATGACCAGCCGGGCAGAGTCCCACATTGCTTCGGCCGACTCAACAACGAACTCGGTTTTGACCTGCAACCGGCCATCGGCGTGTGGCGCGACACGAACTCCACAATACCTGAGGTCTGTAACATCGGCGTCAACCGCGAGGTAACCGCCGGCAGGCATGTCGTCACCTGTTTCAAGTTGGGGCCATAAACCGGCCGGCAACCATGAAGCGGCTGCACTAATCCACACGTTGCAATGCGCCCGGTAAAACGCCTGTTTGTTTGGTGTTTCGGACATACGGCGTAACCGTTCAGCCGTGATGGTGGTGCCCATCGCAGGGTTCGCCCAACGCCACGTTTTAGGGTTGTCAAGTTTTTCGCCCGGTGGTGGCGACCACTCAGCGAAATACAAACCCGATTTTGAGCCGGTATCAATCGAATGGATGGCCTGCTCGCGAAGTTGCAACATCACTTT